TAAACCGGGAGTTTACCACATGGCGCGGAAGTTCGGAGTATCGCTAAACGAAAACGACCCAGAGGAAGGCGACTGGATTGCTGGCATTGATGAGTCTGGCATGATGCCGGCGCACGTGCTCAAAGCTGCCTTGCGTCTATACTTCGGAACCAGCCGGAACGAGCAAGAGCGAACAACTACCGGCGATGTGGTCGATGCCATCAATGCAGGATTTGCCATGCTAGCGCGGAAGCTCGACAATGTGATCGTGGAGCCCAGGCAGCGGCCGCAAGATGTAGAGCGACGGGATCCCGATGACGAACCGAGTGATGACGATCTTGAACTAGACGATACGTTCATAGCGGACTTGAGGCGGGTTGCCTCTGGGCGACCTGGAATGAGAATGGAGTCATAAGATGCTGAAGTGTAGCCGATGCGGTCGCCTGTGCGGCAAAGGCGAATTGACAGAAGCGGATTTGCTGTGCAAGCGCTGCAAGGATGACGCCGACGCGATTCACGCCATGGGTGAAGAGGAAGTAGCTCAACAGTGCACCATCGATATTGATATTGAATTCAGCCATGAATTCATTGACTATGGGGCAGAATTGACGCAATCCGCTCACGATGTTGATTTATGCATTCCTCGTCGATGTACGGTGTGGATGCATAACGTAGCATGGATTCTTGGTTTTAAGTTGCCTAAGTGGTCGTGTCTGTATCAAACGCTAAGGGTGAGCAATGCCAAGATGGAAATCGTAGATATTGACGACGACAATATCTCAGTGACGTTCATAGGGAAGGTGGACGATGACCGATGACAACAGTCCGGCATTGAGTATTGGGATAACAGGTAGGGAGCCGATGCTGGGAGGTGATAGGAGAAAAATTCATACATGGGACTTCTCTAACTGTCAGGATATGCATGGCGTTATCGTATTCCTAGACGGTAAATTGGTTGGAACATGCGCTACACAGAATGCAGAAATCATGAAGCAGTACATCAGAGACACAGAAAGCGGGATTATCAATGACTAAGTGCCCACGCTGCGGCTATGATAGAAAGGATCAAGATGTCTATTTGTAAATGGTGCAAGTTCTATGATGCCGAACCGTTCTCGATGGCGTTTGGATTAACCGGAACACCAAAGGATGGGTGGGGACGTTGTAAAAACAAAGCACCTAATCCGCGCTTATATAATGGGTTATCTGTTCCGGTTGGTGAATGGCCCGCCGTTATGGAAAACGAATCATGTGGCGCCTTCGAGATGCGTCCACCAGACTACGATGAACCGATCTCGTTATGGCAATGCAAACAATGTGGTATTGGAATTGAGCAAGAAATAGGAAAGCCAGAGAAGATGTGCCCAAGATGTAGCGGCCATATGGTGTTATTAGATCAGGAGATATATCCAAGAACACGCAAAATCGACGAGGAAACAGATGACGAAGTGTCCTAATTGCGGTCAACCTATCGCCGATGAAGACTATGTGCTAACAGAGATGGAGCGGCTAATCATTGAAACGCTGAGGGATGTTAGAAGATCGCCGCTGTCTCCGGTAAGTTCAAGATTGTTAGCGGATCATCTTGGGTATTCTCAACAGTACATTCAAGAGCACTTGACCAAACTACGAAGGCGCGGCATTGTTAGCCTACCTCGGGGCAGGTGTAGCGGTTGGATAGAGGGTGATGTACTACGAGAGCTGGCGCAAATCATATCTGGATGTAGCCATTTCACTTAACAGGTACTTACTAGGTACTATTGACAAAGCCTCTGGTAATATGAGATCAGAGGCTTTTTAATTTGCGGCTATCCTTGGCACACACACTACCGACAGGACAAAAGCTAGGCCGCGCAATACTATGAGACTAACGAAGAAGCAACAGGCATTCATAGAGCACTATCTTACTTGCTGGAACGCCACCGAGGCGGCTATTAAGGCTGGATACTCAGAGCACACAGCAGCCGTCATTGGATCAGAAAACCTTACAAAGCCTAAGATTAGGGCAGCCATCGACGCAAGGCTTGAAAAGTTCAAGCTCAGCGCCAACGATGTGCTGCTGATGCTTTCTGAGCACGCATCTGGGTCGATGGAGGATTTCGTATCGTTTGACTGGACGGTCCCAAGGATTAACCTTGAGCAGGCTGCCAAGCGTGGCAAGATGCATCTAGTAAAAAAGCTGTAATACGACAAAGATGGACGGCTTCAGGGAATTGAGTTGTATGACGCTCAGTCTGCATTGGTGCAACTCGGGCGCTACCATAAGTTGTTCACGGACAAGATCGAAATAGTAGACTGGCGCAAGGAAGCCGAGGAATCCGGTATCGATGTTGGAGAACTTTACCAGCAACTCGTTAATGAGATCGCTGCCTCTCTCGCCACAAGCAGTCGAGGCGATGATACAAGAAGCCTACCAAGAGGCGCAGAGAAGAGTTGATGCACTATCAGCGCCACCAGATTGGCAAGAGCGCGTTATTGCCATGTTCGGACAGCACTTCTGGTGTCCCTTCAGTGATCCGCACCGTGAACTGTGGGAGTGGTCAGACGCAATCGCACCTGATACCTCCCCGCGTCCTTTCGTGGCTATATGGCCTCGCGGTCGTGGCAAAAGCACTAACGCGGAGGCGATAGCAGCGGACCTGGGTGCCAGACGGCAGCGCAACTACTGCATGTATGTCTGCGGAACTCAGGACCAGGCAGATAAACACGTTGGAACCGTGGCGCGGATGCTGGAAAGCGAAACAGTGACCCGCTACTTCCCGGAAGTAGGAAAGCCGAAGGTCGGAAAGAACGGCAATCGGCAATGGAACCGCAAGATCGTAACGACGGCCAGCGGGTATACCATAGAAGCCGTCGGACTCAACAAGGCGGTACGCGGACAAAAGATAGACTGGGCTCGCCCTGACCTGATCATACTGGACGATATCGACGAGGAACACGACAGCGAGCTAGTAATCAAGAAGAAAATACAGACCATGACCGGCTCAGTGTTCCCGGCCGGCGCAAGCAACGTGGCAATACTGTTCGTTCAAAACCTAATACACAGCGCAAGCGTGGCCTCAATGCTGGCGAGGCCGCCATACGAAACAGGCGCAGCAGAGTTCCTGATGAACCGGATCATCAGCGGCCCGTTTCCCGCCGTCTATGATTTGGAATATGAGAAGCAGATCGACGATGGTCTGGTTCAGTGGAAGATAACGTGCGGCTTCAGCGAGTGGGAAGGATTCGGGCTTGATGTCTGCGAGGCAGAACTTAATCGAGACGGCCCGCGCTCATTCCTGACTGAGAGCCAGCACGAGGTCGACACCGAGAACCCGAACGCACTCTGGACGTATGACATGATTGACGCCTTTAGGGTGACGCCGGTCAGCGTTCCGGATCTCAAACGGATTGTGGTCGGGGTTGACCCACCAGGCGGCGCGACAGAATGCGGGATTATCATTGCAGGGCTGGCGCGTAGCGGGCACGGTTATGTGCTCTTTGACGGCAGCCTCCAAGCGTCACCAGGGGTGTGGGGTCAGACGGTAGTAGACCTCTATAACAACTGGGAGTCCGACAGAGTAGCAGGTGAGGCGAATTTCGGCGGCGATATGGTGGAGAACACCGTCAGGACGGCCGTAGGTGGCCAGAAAGTGGCATACACGGCAGTTAGGGCGAGTAGGGGTAAAGAGGTGAGAGCTGAACCGATTGCCTCACTGTACGAGCGAGGGCTAGTGCATCATGCAGGCACCTTCAGCCGTCTTGAGAAAGAAATGGTGCAGTGGGAGCCAGGCGACAGCAAGAGCCCGAACAGAATGGACGCCCTGGTGTGGGCGCTGACTGAGTTGATGGTAGGGCCACAATATGGCCCGCCAAAAGTGACCAGATATGCTTAAATCGTTTCCTTCATTGCGAGCGCCGGGATATGGCATCTTCGACAAGGCCATGAGTGGTTTTGTTCCTGCTGCTGGAAGCCTTGTCAAGAACAGCTATATCACCCATCTGACGAGTGCGGAGAAGGCCAGGCAGGACGGCTACAAGAGCTATCGTGAATACTACAACGGCGATCATGACACCATGCTTACCGTTCGCATTCGCAAGTTTCTGGAGATCAAAGACAGTCAGGAGTTCAACTACAATCTGTGCCCAATCGTTGTTGATGCGCTGTCTGAACGCCTGAAGGTGACGGGGTTCGACGCCGGCGATCAGGGAGAGACTTTCTGGCAGTGGTGGGATGATAACAACATGGACGGCAAGCAGGGCATTGTTCATACTGCTGCTGTCAGAGATGGCGATACCTACGTTCTAGTTGAGTGGGACCAGGATAACGACCGACCACGCTATGCATTCGAGTTGGCATGCGCCGACAATGAAGGCGTGAAGGTCCACTACAGCCAAGAGCGCAGCGGGGAGATCGAGTTTGCATCGAAGCGCTGGATCGTCAGCGTCGGAGAAGGCGCTGGTAAGAAGCGGCGCCTGAACTTGTACTATCCCGATCACATTGAAAAGTACATCAGCGTTGACGGCCAGAGCGAGGGCAATTATCAAGCCCACATCGACGAGCAAACAAACGGGAACGCGCCAGGCGTTATCCAAGAAGGTGCGATCGGTCAATGTGGATGGTACTGGTGGACAGATACGGGTCAGCAAGGCGGAAAGCCTCTCGGCGTTCCCGTCGTTCACTTTAAGAACAAGGACCAGGGATACGACTGGGGAACTTCAGAACTTAGTGACGTTGTACCTTTACAAAACGCGCTGAACAAGGCAACCATAGACCTGATAGCGTCAAGCGATGTTTCAGCGTTCAGGATACTCGTAGCGATGGGCGATAAATGGGATAACATCAGCGTCTACCCAGGTGCGCTTATCCAAAGCGAGAAACCCAGGACTGAGGCCGATGTAAAGACCATCGAGGGCGAAGATCCTACCAGGCTTATCGCATCCGTTGACCGCTTCGTCATGGCGTCAGCCCAGGTCAGCCGGACGCCGATCAGTTACTTCCAGGTCAGCAAGGAGCGGCCAGCAGAGGGTACGCTGCAGCAGGAAGAGAGCGGATTGGTTGCTAAGTCGGAGAAGTGCCAAACCGATTTTGGCAACTCCTGGGAACAGATGATGGTTATCAGCCGCCGTCTTGCCAACGTCTTCGGCGGCATGGGGATGGACGAGAAACAGAGCATCAACTGTGAATGGAAAGAGGCGCAGACCAGGAACGAGTTGCAGCACCTCCAGACATTACTGCTAAAGAAGCAGTTGGGTGTGCCAGATGATCAGATCTGGCGCGAAATGGGCTATGACGAAGACAAGATAGCCAAGTTCAAGAAGACTAAGCTGCTGAACCAGGCGCGTGCAATTCGCCAGTTCAAGGGAGCCGGGCCAACCGAGACGGCCAGCCAGCAGCAGACAGGAGCGCCGAATGGGCAATCCGCAACAGAACGGCTCGCAGCCAACGCCCAGCCAGAACAACCAGCGCAAGCCACCTGATATAGGCGAACTTCCGGCGCTTGAAGACTGGCTCACGCTAGCAGAGATTGACGAAGCGGACGTAATAGAGGCGGCAGCCTGGGCTGAAGATAAAGTGAGCGGGGA